GGACAAATCTTCAACATGTCTCTACGGTTCTGTTCAACAACTGCCCAGTCTGTACCTTTGCGTATGTACTCACCACGTGCGCCTGAAGCGTCTAAACTTGCACCCACTGCCACAGAGTCAAATTGATTCCAGTAATCAAACACTGATTTATCTTTTAACTGTGTGTGTGTGAAGTTTGTGTTGTATATTAGTCTAACATCAAAACGTTTGCGTTTTACCAGTTCTTCCAGAATATGATAGTGTTCTTCCATCAACAGCGGTTCCCCGCCTGCAAAGTAGATCTGTTCTACATAGTCTAAATGGGGCTCTAGTTGTTCCCACATGTCTGTTTCTGTACGGCCAGCATAGATTAGCGGCTTGTTGAGCTTTTTCCAGTCGCCGCCTGCTAGTTTGGCTTGATCTTGATACCACTGTGAACTAAAGATATGTCCACATGATCTACAACGTAGATTACATAGATTACTGAAACGAATATCCCAGTAAGTCATTTCAAAATCATTATATGTGCCGTCAGCTTCTGTAGCTTGTGTACGTTCAATATGGTGTCCGTGATGCTTGTTGGCTGATTGACGTCCCGAAAAGAAACCAGAATCTTCTTGCTCGTAACACTTGCTACAGCTGGGATTGGGCTGATCATTCAGCATATCTACTCTGAGTTGCTTGAAGTTTTTGCTGTTCCAAATTTCTTTCATGGGCTGACTATGTGCATTACCGAACGAAGGATTAGGCTTGGCATGACAGCAAGGATATGCTTGTCCTGTAGGCCAAACATGCATGTGCATCCAAGGGTACATGCAGAAGCTCTTGCTTTCACTCAGCATAAAGCGTTCTTTTTCGCTGACATCATTTAAATTAATCTTTATAGGATTAGCACTACCGTACTGATACTGTTCTTTTCTACTGTAGGGATGCTGAGCCAATTCGTTACGTTGATAATCATCTGCTACACTCACAAAGTTAATAGGCACAGGATCTGCACTTATTTCAGCTAGTACGGCTACTTCTTTTTCCAAGTCTGGGTTGGTACTAATCACCGTGGCAAAACAATTACTAATGTCCACTTCGTTTAGCGCAATTTGCAAGTTACGCAGAATCAGGCCTGTGTCTTTGCCTTCCACATAGTAGTCGCGAGTGTGCAGGAACACTATGCGTTGCTCTGGAGCATATTCTAGTTTGTGTGCTGCTTGTAGTCGACGAGTAAGCCATTTTGTACTGGCTTCATAGTCGTCTGTCCACATAGCTAAATCAACAATGTCCAGCACCTGGTACTGTTGTTTAATTTGTTCTAGCTGTTGTTGTATATTCATAATGAATCGTACCATTCTTTTAATTCGGGAAACACAGCGCCAAAGTCTTTTGATCTACGAGAATCATACTGACTAAAGAACTGTTTAAAGTCGTTGTGTAGCTTGGGCATTTCAAATGCGTCAGAGTGCGGTGTCTTTACCACATCCAAATAGTCTACCAGACGCTGTAAATGATTAACTTCGTGCTCATGCAGGAATTCTGACCCGCTGTTGTTCAGCAACCAAGTTCTTAGTTTTAACATGTACGCTGTACGCAAGTTATCGGGCAGTATCAACGGGCTTTGGAATGACGGAAAGCGTAGAATATTAAGTGTAAAGCTGATGGCATCGCGGCTGTACTTGATTTTCCACTGTAGTATGCACGCCAACAACTGATCCAAGCTGTCTAGACACAGTGCATTGATTGTTGCCATCACATGAATGCCACGGAAATTACCACTGGCCAACAAGCGTTCTACATTGTCAGCCCAGTCCACCCATACTAAACCATCACGTATGTATTCTGCTTGTGATCCCACCGCTTCGTTGCTAGTGTAAAGATCTACATCTATGTCTTTTGTGTTTTCAAGAAGCCTGTCAATATCAACCTGGGATCCAAGGTTACTATTAATAGCCAGGCGTGTAGTACTCTTGCCTTTATTCGTCTTAAACCATTCAATGAGCTTCCAGGTGTGATGAGACATGAGGGGCTCTCCTCCTGTGATTCTGAGTTCCTGGAGTGAACGATGTAGATCCGTTTCCCACCATGCAAAAAATGCATCCACGTATGGATTAGACTCTGTGACTTTGAACAATTGAGCAGACTCATGAGTGTGAGTGAAGTGGTTCCTACCATCACTAACCAGGCCAGTATAGGGTCCGTTACGTCGAATATCATTAACCCATGTTGTACTGAAAGCTGGGTTGCAATAGCTGCAAGCAAACTGACAAGTACGGTCAAAAGCAATTTCCAGTGTACGGAGATCAACGTCTTCTGCGGGTGAAGAATCAGCAGCATCTTGCAGGGCCTTTATAGGATATATTTTTGATTTGTACACACGGTCACTGATAGAATCCTTGCCCATGTCCTCAATCTTCCAGCAGTATTCGCAGCCGGCTGGGCGTTCGCCCTTTAGCATCAGCTCTCGATCAGCTTTCTTTTCTGGAGTATTGTGCAGCAGCTTAGGGTTGATAAGGACTTTATCTTTGTCCACCAAATGAGCAGGCGGGTGGTGGCAGCTGGTGCTCATGCCGCTACCAAGCCAAATGGTAGCATTATACCACTTTGCTGCACAAAATGATTCACTCAGTGGATCTAGTACTGTGTGTTTAAATTCAAGATCGTTCATTTAAGTATTGTTCTAATTGAGTGGGCAATTGAGTACGTTGTTCGCGATTGTACTCCTGGAGATGTTGTTGATTATATTTACATATATCACGGGAGGCCGTCCAGAAATGTTCAGCGCCGCCGCGACTAATATACCGTACTGTATCTATTATACGCTCTATCCTGGTCAGTGGACAATCAATTTGATCGTAGCTTTCATCTATTATGCTATCAAACGTTTGGAATCCTGCGTTGCGTAGATCTTTCAAGTAGCCACGGTTGGCAGCAACCACAAAAGGATGTGCCATTATAATGGGCTTGTAGATCTTTTCTGTTCTAAACGAGTGCGGGTAATCAAATATAGTTTCTGTTACTAAACTAAACCATGTGTCTGTGTAGCACTTGTGATTTATGATAGCATCGCCCCAGGTGTTCTCAAACAATTCATGCTTGGCGAACCCTGTGTACTCTCGATTTAAATTGGGTACAGCACGTGGTATTTCGTACTGCTCTGGCAGCAAGTGTACGGGTTCTGACAGGCCTGTGTTCAACACAGACGTAAATGCCATTTCAACCTGACTACCCAGGTTGCTCCACAGGGCATGTGTCAACAAGCCCTGTGCTCTTAGATGGTCTATTAGATACTTGCGATGCGGGCGCAGGCGGCCATTTAAGAAAAGAAACTCATATGGACGACGATCTTTATAGTCCAGTGCTGCCTGTAGCTGTGCAGATTTGTTTTCTGTGTAGTCTACTATGTTGGTAAAGTAACAATCTGTGCTCAATTGATTCCAGCCTGGTTCTAGGTCTCCGGATGTTAACAACAGAATACGACCGTCACGCACATGCGGTTCAATACGCAAGCGCCGGAGTTGCAGTAGTATTGTTTCTGAACCTTCTGCAGGATTGCAGAACACAATACGACCAGGATATCGGGTGGCAAGATCTGTTATCTCTTGCCAGTTGTCTTTTAATACAACTCTGCCCACAATGTATACACAAGCAGGATCAAAGTTGACATCTGCCCAGGTCCAGAATTCTCCATCAGCATAAGGGTCCAGTAAGTCTACTACTTCTGCCCATTCATCGATAATGATTTTATGCTTGCCGAGCATGATACTCGCATTCTGTCCACCATGATTTCATTTCTGGGAATGTTGCTGGAAAATCTGTTCCGCGTCTTTTATCATGCTCCAAAAAGAAACGATAAAAGTCTGCTTTTGCCACTGAATTATCTTTTGACTGTCCTTCACGCATCCATGCAATATCACGCTCTAGGCGTTGTACTTCGTAGTCTTTAAATCCATGCAAAGGATTAGCATCTGTGACCATGTTGGCCAGCATGTAGTCGCGAGTCTTTTCCAGTTGCTGTGCATAGCTTTCGGGCAGTATTTGCAAGGATTGCCAAGCTGGTTCACGCAGTACAGGAGTATCAAACCACACACGTTGATAGGTTGTGCTGTGCTTGCGGCGCATGCTTTGAATCATCTCCATCATGGGCAACAGCCCTGTAACGCTGAGATTGTTCATTGTGATAATAAACGTTAGACTGTTGCGTGTGGGCACTTCCGTTAAGAAGCGTTCTGCATTTTCAATAACTTTTGTCCCGTTGCAGCCATGCCTTATGTATTCAGCCTGGGCTAGATTTCCCGAATCAAAGCTCACATACTGCATAAAGTGTTCTATGTTGGTATTACAAAGTAGCTTTGTGTAGGATATGTACTTTTCAAAAAGACTATCTTCAACTGAGAAGTTACTTGTGACGTTTAAGTGCAACTTGGGGCTGGGATTAGCTAACACATAGTCAAACACTCTATAAGTGTTCTTGTCCATGAGCGGTTCCCCGCCAGTCATTCTAAAGTGTTCTAGCTCAGGGTATAGTGTGGGCCACCACTCCCAAAATGCGTCCACATAAGGATTACTCTCTCTAGCTGGGATAGGTTTGCGATTACCGGTAAAGTGAGTGGGATCATTATGAACACGGCTAGTCGGGTATCCTCCATGCCGATTAACCTCATCAGCCCATGAGCTACTAAACTGAGGGCTACAGTAAGAGCAGCGCAGGTTACAAGCGTTGTTGAAATTGACTTCCACGTATGAGGGTACAACATCATCTTCATCTCCAGTTGAGTTTTTAATCTTTTCTAAATCTATTGCTGCCCAGGCTTCTCCAGAACGATAATGACGATCACTTAGTTTGCCCAGGTCTTCCATGTTCCAGCAGTAGGAGCATTCACCAGGACGCTCGTTACGCAACATGATCCGACGCTGTTCTTTTTTGTGTGCGGTGTTGTGTAGTGCGCCTGGATTGTCTTTGAGTACACTGGCGTCAATCTGGTGTAAAGGAGGATGGTAGCATGAGTTGTTGAGCCCGGTTGGCAAGTGCAAACTAACCTGCTTCCATTTGGCCAAACAAAGTCCGTGCCCTAGCTCACTACGCATTTGCTCTGCAGAGCTCATGAACTTGCTTTGGTCGCCTTTGCTCATTACCAACCTTCTGCCTTGCGAATAACATCAATCTCACGAACCATAACACCTTGGTTACGCCACTGTGAATTGTAGTGGTGCTTGAAGAACGCCGACTGTTCTGTTTCTAAGATGGCCATGGGCAAGTCTAACTGTGTTCCCAGCTCTGGTCCCAGTTGATTGCTCAACAGTCGAGGCTGCGAGTTCTTAACACTCTCCCACAGTTCTGCAAGTGCATCAAAGTTCTGCACCAGACGGTGGTCCCAGTTGGTAAGCATGGTCATGTATGTGCCTTGGCGAGCACCTGCAATAGCCCATTCGCCGTAGTCTACATCTGTGCCGATGTTGTGCCAGATTGTGAGGTTGTCAATGTTTCTAAGCACCTGTTGCTTGAATTCTTCCACTGTGGGCTTGCGACCACGTTGCAAGCACATCTTTACACCTTCGCGGAATCCTGCACGCCATGCTTGGAAATCACTACCATTAGGGTATGTTGTTGAGTAGCAGTCATGCATGGCCCAGTATAACGGATCAAAGCAGAACTCAACTTCAGTTTCTGCACGACCGTCAGTGGCTTCGTGTGTTTGCATGTTCATAACAAACTCTCGAGTCCATGAGCTCAAGCCGCCGTTGCCGTACATTAGTCCGTTGATATGGTTGCGAGCCCTCCACCGGAACACAGCATTCTCGTAGTTCGGTTCAGGAAAATGTAACGTTTGATTAAAAAACGTTGGGTTGGGAATGTTGTCGCCGTCAATAAGGATAAATCGTTCAGTGGTTGATAATTGCGCGGCTGCTTTATGTGCCGCGTCAGACCCTTTGACACCGTCCACCCTTTGGGCCCAAGGCACCATATTTTTAATCTTAACCCAATGTTCTTCTTTGTTAGGTTCATCATAACTTAAAAAAATGCAGTCTAAATCTGCAATATCAACTTGTTTCATATATTTGTTTGCTCCAATATGTTCCGTTTTGTTCTACTACTATTGCCACGTCTTTGTTGTGACACTGTGTTCCGTGTGTGCTGGGCACAATCTTCTGGGAGGTTTGCCAAGTTAGTTCAACTAGCTTTCCGTCTCGCACACGCACATTGCTGGCGCTGCGAGCATAGGTTTCTTGATCCAGTTCAATATATGTACCAGGCCGATCTTCCATGCTGTAGAATAATGGCACACCGTTTTCATGATACAGTCTGTAAAACACCGTCTGGGATTCTGGCATGACCGCCAGTGTGTTCCAAAATTCTTCTGGTGTCATCGTTGCCAGTCCTTTACATTAAAATGGAAAGCTCCCCATTGTGCAAGTGTTTGTATACGCAATGGATCCAGTTCCCAGACTAGTTCTCGAGTCCAGTCTTCTGTGGCTGTTCCTGCTATGTGCCGTTTCATATGCACAATCTTTGGGTAGCTGGCAAATGGTAATGTTACTGTTTCTGGCCCTAGGATCTGTGCAGACATTGCATACACTAGGTCAGTATCCGGTGTGTCCGGGCTAAACTTGATCAGCTTCCGGTATTCTACCCAGTTGGCAAAGATACTGCGCACCAAGGTAAAGAATTCTTTTGCTGTGTTACTCAAGCGCCAGTATGTAACAGCGTTGTACACGTCCGGCAACGAGTTATCATCAAATACCTTGCGATAGTTACGTGCAGTGCTGACATTGTCTTTCCAGTCTCTGCATCCTGTGCTGATCACAACGTCACGATGTCTAAACATGGTCCACCAGTGGGATATATCACTAGCAATCATCATGTCTGCTTCTAGTTTGATAGTTTCTCGAAACGGTGTTTGTGAAAACACCAATGCATCGTTGGCAAAAGGATTTTGTATGTCAATGTCTTCTACTATGTGCGTGTAGGCAAATAGATTGTGGTCTGTTGCATACTTGTCGTTGGTCAACAAGCATACTCGTGCATCCGGCACATGCAGGAGCAGTGTCTTGGCCAAGGTTCTAGCACAGTCAACATAGTCAACTGTACCCGTGTTAAATGCAGGTATGATGTAACCTTGTTCTTCAACTGGCCGCAATTATATCTCCTAGATGCTTTTTGCCCATGGCATGAAAGTCCATGCCTGCAAACATAGTATATCTATCTGTGCCTGTAGAGTCTATGCTGTGTATTTCGTACATGTTGTGGTCGTACTTGATCAGTTTGTCTTTGGGCAACAAGGACGCTAGTCGCCAAGGGATTTCATCTACTACACCTGTGTGTCCCGAAACAATACCTAGTGCAATGCTCAGTGCAAAGTCATTGCGATATGTGCTCTTGCTGATACCATACAAGTTTCTATAGTGTTCCCAGTTGTTTTTGACCATGTTCATGCAGTCAAAAATGTACTGCGCTGTGTTGCTTCTGCGAAACATCATTACAGTTGCCCACCACATGGGCATATCATATTGTCCGTAACTGTTTAGGCCCACAAGGTCTTCGCCTGTGCTCATGTCCCAGGCAGTTTTGTGGCACATGAAGTCTGCTGTACTGTGCCATAGTTTGTTAAGATCCGAACTGGCCACAACATAATCTGCATCAAGTACTAGAGTTTCGTCCCAGGGTGAAAGTGCGTAAGCGTCAGTTCTACCTGCGTTGTGCCATGTAACAGTTTTTTCGTAATCCTCAAAGTAACGTGTTCCTCCTGAAACAGGTGTAGCTGTAATGACTCGGTCAAACGCTTTATTTCTGCTTCCGTCCCCGACATCTGTGACGACCGCAACTGGTATCCCGAGGTGCTTACGAATGTTCTCAGCACTCCACGCAGCCATTGCAAGGTAGTCAGTATGTTCATTATTAAAGGCAAAGATCAATACTCCACGAGTCATCGTTTCTTGCTCAGTTTTTCATGCTCTGCAAGCCAACTGTTCATTTGCTCTTGCCAGCGTTGTTGTGCTGCCATTTCAAGATCTCCAACATTGATCCGTATTGGATTCTCATACAAGTCAAGAATAACTGCCGATTCCCTATCCGGGCATACAGTTAGTACAGTCAGTAGTTCTGGTCCAGCACGCCACATACCACCTGCATAAGCAAATAGCATACGTGCTTCGTATTTTTCTTTTAGTAATCGTCGTGCTGTTTGATGATCAAAACGGGCTCGCGAATGTGCAATCAAAGTTTCAGTATCCATAACATATTATACGGGAATTTTAGAGAAAAGTAAAGGGGCAATTACCCCTTTTGATCAAGCTGTTGTGGCAGCTACAGTTGGTGCGCCCCAAGAGGCTGTTGTTAGATAAGTTGATGAAGGTGGGAAATATGTACAGATAGTAGTTGGTGCTGTGCCTGGTGTTGCGCCTGAACTTGCTGTGCCGCCTGTGATTGGATCGCCGTCACTGGCTGACCAAAGTGTTGTAAATGTCAATGCAGTTGAGCCTGCGTTGAGTGCCACACTGTGTTGAATGAAGTTGGATGTGTACGGAGCAGTATCAGCAAACTGCTTGTAGATGATAGTGGCAGCAGCTCCTGCAGTCAAATCATAAAACCCAGTTGTGGTAGCTAGAGTGTTAGGAACGCCTGTTCCGCCAATTTTGGTTGTGCCCGTATAAGCAGTACCTGCAATAGTTTGAGTAGCTGTACCAGCAGTAAAAAAGATATCACCGCAGAGTGTGTTGGCCAAGTCATTCCATTCTGGATCGCCGGTGTTGCCAGTTGCTGTTTTACTCACATCCAATTTGATAGTTCCGCCTGCATTGAAGAAATAACGTGCAGCCGCTGCACTTGCAAATGTTACTGTGTTGGTAAATGTAATAGTCCATGTAGCACCTGATGTGGTAGCTGTTTTAGAGTTAGTACCAGACCAGCCGGTGAATTGACTGCCTTGGGCTACTGCGTTTAATCTATTCGTTGTAATGTTTGTAAGATCAGTGTTTAGTGCAGAGAGAATACCGATTGTGCCACCTGTCACAGGAGCAGTTCTTGCTGTAATTGCGGTACCAGTTTGGCTACCCATGCTGGCCAAAGTATTGACCAAGCTAGCCCATTGTGTGGCTGTAATGGTGTTAGTAGCAGAAACAGTTGCAATTGCGCTCTGACCCCAGCCTTTGTCACTGGATCCTGTTGCCCAAACGTCATTGACGTTGGCACTAGCATTTGTGCTTACAAATCCATTATAGTCTGTGGCTTGAATTAAGCCACCGCTTGTGTATGTCATACTATCTTCCTAATTATTTGGTACTTACAATGGCTTCAACTGTTCCAATTTCTTCTGTAGTTTTAGCTACCAAAGAACGTCCAATTACGTTAAACGAAGTTGCTTCACCAGGGCGAGCAGCACGGGCAATACCATTGCCAGCACTAACTAGTCTGTCGCCTTTGTTAATTATACCCGTAACCATGACTGGAACGCGACCTGTCATAGCCACAGCTGGGTGAGTATCGCTTTCGCCAGCTCCACCGTTCATGGTAAACGCTGGTCTTGTACTTATCACACCAAACACAGTTTCGCTCAAATCTGAACGAGATTTGGTAATTTCGTTCACGCCACCTAGTTCAACAACTGTACCAGGTTCTAGAATTTCGTCTGCATGGAAGCGTTCTGCAACGTCAGCATACAGTGCTGTGGTTGCTGTGGCAAACACTTGGTTAAAGTAGTTTGAGCTTGATCCAATGTTACCAACTGCGTTAGAACCAGTTTTGGTAATGCTAGGTACGCTGATACCTGTTGCAGTCAAACCAGTTGTGCTCATCACAACAACGTTTGATGTTCCACCTACGTTAAAGTTGATGTTACCACCAGATGCGCCAATGTTACCTTCTGACGTGCCGTTGACGAATTTCGTAACTGTAACTGCTAAATTTAATCCACTAAGCTGGCTACCGTTGCCCAGGAAGTACGTACCTGAAACGTTGGCAGAACTGATAATGTTACCAGTTGCAGTTACTAAGCCGCCTGTGACTACGTTACCACCTGTTACGTTGCCTGTTGCTGTAACAGACGCACCTGATACCAACGCACTAGAAATAACATTACCACCAGTGATGTTGCCGGTTGCAGTTACCTGCCCAACTGTGCGTAAGTTGCCGCCGTTGATATTGCCTGTTATATTGGCAGTACCAGTAGCACTAATTGCGCCACCAGTTACTAAGTTACCACCAGTGATGTTGCCTGTGATGGATGCCAAACCGCCTGATAACAAATTGCCACCAGTGATGTTGCCTGTGATGGATGCCAAACCGCCTGATAACAAATTGCCGCTGGTCACGTTACCACTTGCACTTACATAACCGGCCACGTTGCCGCCTGTGCTAGTTAATGTAACAGTAGTTGCACCACCAGCGCCTAATGTTAAGTTACCAGTGTTAATCACGTTACCAGCATGCACCCCGCTACCACTCTTGGTTACAGTAATACCTGGATAGATTGTTGGAAAATTTACGCTTGTTGGAGCAGATGGAGTAAATGCACTGTCAACACTGACAATGGCAATTTGTTGATTGTTTACATATAGACTGGTAATATAGTGTGGTGTGCCGCCAGAATCGTTAACTGTGCCAGGAATTGCACCAGCTGTACCTTCTGAACTAGTAAATGCTGGACCAACAACAATAAAGCTAGAACCTGTGTATACTTTCAACTGCTGGTTGGTACTATCATACCACAAGTCGCCTGTTACGTTACTGGTTGGTTGTGTAGCACTGGAAGTGGCAGCACTAATTGTTTTCCAAATAGTACCGTTATAAACTTTTAGCAGTGTGTTAGTTTTATCCCACCACAATTGACCTGTTAACGGTGCGGCTGGCGCTGTAGTATTAGCTGCATTTTCCAGCAAGTGGATAAAGTTTTCATCCAAAAATTCACCGTAGCCAGCGTAGTTTTTACCTACCAGCGTCATGCTACTGCTGGTGTTTACTGTACCGTCTGCAATCGTTGCAAAAACGTTACCGTCGGTTAAATTAATTGTATATGCCATGTTGGTCGCCCGTTCCTATTATTCTTAATATTTATACAGCATTAATATTGCTTAATGTCTGTATACGCAATGTATAGTCAATCTGGATTTGTCTGTTCAAGCTCTTTTGTACAGGGTGAAAAATCACGTGAGTAATCAAACGTAAATTATCTGCTGAGCCGTTCCAAGACTTGAGTCCCAGTTCATCAAATACAAACTCGCCATTGAAGTTTGTGCTGTTATCGAATGCTTGTTGTTCTGGTGGTTCGCCGTAATCTAACAAACAAGTAACTAAAATATCCGTGTACACATTACCAGAAGTATGTATCACTGTCATGAAGTTGTTTTCAGGATCAGTATCAGCAGCCGAGCTATCGTTAACAACTTTTTGGTATGTTTGGTTATACAAGTCTGCGTTTTGCCCTGTTGTATTAGGGGGCAAATATGTAATAACGCCTGTGGGATCTACTGAACTACCACCGTTGCCAAACGCCATTTGGTAAATGTAGCCTGTGTTACGATCGCTGAGAGTTTGTGCCATAGCAATTGAGATATTTTCATAATGTATAGCATTATGATCATTATAGAATATTTCTCCGCTGGCAGGATCATGTATCTTCACATGCCCAGTAATTTTAGCTAGTCCTGATGTGATCATGCGCGACCCTCTACAATAGTTTTTTGGGTATTTGGATCAAATACCCGGAAGTGTGCCTGTACTGAAATAGTACCGTGCTCGTTAGGACGACGTGGTTGTGCCTGTTTTTCGGGCACTTTGGGCGTATTAGATTGTGTATTCGGCATGATCTTTTATTTACCTTGTTATAAACCACGCAAGAACCTTGCGGCCAGGGTATTTGTTTCTTGCAATGCAATACCGTCGCTAGCAGTAGATTCCCCAGGTTGATACCAGCTGTGTCCTTGGCGTACAAGTATAGTTACTTCACTACCGTCTGCTGGTGCAGCTAAAGGAGGTACTGTAGTAGTATCTACAATAAACTCCACCGCAACTGGGTCGTATTGATTTAGCACCCAACGATATTCACTAGTTGTAGTAGTATCACTGTACTTGTACTGACGGATACCACCAACATACACTTCAATTGACAAGTTTTCTGATGAGCTATCCAAGAAATCTTCAACCACAATACTTGGAGCATAAAACACAGTAGTTGTGCCGTCTGCTAACGTGCTGTCCTTAACAATATAATCTTGGTATTGTGCGTACAGCAAGTTACCTCGACCCATATCGTATACCATAGAATCTATGCTGTGCGAAGTAGCAGCAGTTCCACCTGTGCCGCGTAATAATCCAGAAATGCTGTTAGTTGCAGTGTCACGGATTCTGTACATAATACGTTCGGCATTGATAGTGCAAACACCAAACACACCGTTGACTAGATCTGGATCTGTTAATGCATTGGCGTTTGTGACATAAGCAATATCTGCATCAGAAGTCAGTGCCACAGCAAGCGCAGTGGTTGTGGCTTCTGTCATTCTAAATGTTGCTTGCACTCCACGCATGTCTTGGAAGATACGGAACTCTAGCGCTTCTGGTACTATAGTTTCTGCAAATTCTGTAATTACCATAACTTGGTTAGAAGCAATTGCGCCGCTGGCCAAGATCAAGTACTCTCCTTGAATCACATAGTCTTCACCATCAAACAAACGATAACCATCTAATGTAACCCATAGTCTACTAGGATTAACATTGGCACGATTCAAGTTAAAATCATTGTTTGGTATTGACGTTCCTACAGAGTAATCGTACGATCCAGGATCGTTGTTAACCGAGCCTTCATCAAACGGTGTACTATCAAACGACTCAGTGATAGTAGCACCAGTTGATATAGGCCCCTGGAATACTAGTGTTACCAAGTTTTGTTGTGCAGTATCGTTCCATGTAGTAACAGCAATTGTGCCTCCAAATGGTGGAGCGTTGACCAACTGTAATTGTGTACCAGATACTAGGTATTCAGCCACAGTGCTTACACTGATAATTACTCGTGCACCTTCTGGGGGTGGGCTAATAAAGATTACTTGCAGTATGCTGGATCCGTCCCAGTTAGTTACACTATAATCACCAACAGTAGCACCAATGCTTTGTGTTTGCAGTTCATCATTTACATACACAGAGACATCTGTGTAGGCATCAATGATGCTTTGTTCGTAGCCGCCACGACTTGGCAGACTAAAGCTATTTGTTGTGCCGTCACCAATGTATTCAATACCTTCGTACGGACGAAGTCGTAACCCGTCAACATCAACAATTATGTTTGGTACGTTTGTACCGCTTAAACTGTTGGACAATTGAACTGTTTTATTACTGTTAATTTGAGATGTAACGGTAAAGTATTGTGTTAATGGCGTGCTCCAACTGTATTGAACTGGAGTTGTTATACCAAGTACAGTTAACACCAAGAAGTCGCTGCTGGTATAAGCGGTTGGCAAGGTTACCTTGCTTAATGTTGCTGGAACATATTCAAACCAATAATCAGTGTTAGAGATATCAATACCTGCTGGAACTTGTTGCAATGCTCGGTAGTAGGTGGTGCCACCGGTAGTTGTGTACACAACATCCAAGCGTTCATACGCTAGCAGTTGATCCCATTCCTCAGCTGGATAATATGCTTCCCACTCAGTAACTGATACAAACTCTCCATTAACAAATAATGGCAAGCTATAAATCTCACTAGCCTCTACAGGAATAATCAATGTATCAACAACATCACTACCTATATAGTTCTGTCTGTAAAGTTGGCTGCTACCGCCCACTTCGTACACACTAAGGTTTAATATATTGCCAGCACTAATATTCACTGTGCTGATAATTTGAATAGTTTTAGCAATCCAATCAATCACGTAATCAACGTCAGGCACCAGGTCTAAGCCTGTGGTGATGTTTGACATGATTAACTGTGCTGGGTGTTCTAGTAGGCCTGCCCAATCTAACTCTGTTAGCTCTACGTCAATGGTATATCGACGGCTTGCAATTTGGAAACCGTGGCCGTTTTGTCCAGAAATACCATCATCCAACGACCAGTCAGAGCCAGGACGAGTGTACACACGAATATCTACAGTGTCAAACTCTGCACCATTAACTAGTTCTTCAGGAGCATGACCTTCATATGGTCCAATAAATTCGCCGCCGCTAACGTTGATATCAGTCGGGCGAGTCCCTAGGTATACATCTGTAAAGCTACTAGCATATTCCGCATCAATTGCTTCAACTGACCCAAAACTTGTGCCATATACTTGTACACCAGGATAGGCGATACCGTCAATTAGCAACGGTAATTCATTACCAGGTTCGTTAACACCCGGTGTATAATAACCAGTGATACGATCGGCTGCAGACAGGTCGCCAGCAGGAACCAAAGTCCAGTTTTCTAAATCAAACGTTGGACTTTCGACTGCAGATGAGTCTGTGCTTGAAGCACTCCAAACACGATTGTCATATCTTACTAGTGTGCCGTTCTCATAGTGTACATTTGCTTGCCAATCAGTAACTTGACTAACAAAGTCAAATCGATCGTATCTAATAACTGTACGGAAACTACGTGCTAGATTGTAATACAGTTCAGTGGGTGTTCCAGTACCATTAATTGTTTGTCCATATCCTTTACCAATCATCACAGGATACGCTTGTGCGTTAACACCGTTTCCGCCCTCAAACACAATTGTAGGAGTTGCGCCGTAGCCAGATCCAGGATTTGTCACGGTGACAAATGTCACTTGTCCTTGGCTGTTTAAGAATGCAGTTGCAGTCGCAGGAGTGGTTGCATCGCCAACAATGGTCACGGTTGGTGCATCAGTAAATCCAGAACCACCATTGACAACAGTAATACTTTCTAAACTCAACAAGTAATTGCCATACCATTGTGAGTAAGGCCATGCTTGCCAAATCAACGCATCGCTTGACGCATCACTAATTGTGTTATCAGCCTGGTATGTACTATGTGCATACGGTGTCAAGATTGGACTTGTATATTGCGGTGCAGGCAAACTTGTGTTGTAGTATGCTGGTAGATCAAAGTCTGTCATACTGCCAGGATATTGATCTTGACCATTGTACAACAAGTTGAACTCACGTATCTGTACATGATATGGTTTGACTTCTTGGATGTAGTCTAGTACGAACTCCTGGTTATCCTGACGATAGTTTTGGAACGGTTCTAGATTACGAATGTTGTGATCAACATCAATCAACGAAGTCTTAATTAACCACTCAGGGGCAGAGAATTCACTCAACACAAAGTTAAACATCAGTGTTAACAATTTGTTGCGCTCTAGAGCCAACTCATCAATAAAAATTTCTTCATTGATTGCTTGAATAATTTTTCGTGTTTCAATCACAGGCTCTTGGTCAAAGTATTGTGCATCAAAAACTTCAACGTCAAAGCCAAATCGTCCTAATGCATAGTCGTAAATTTCAGCACTGATTGCAATTGTGCCATCCTCTAACCCAACACGAATCCATGTGTCAAGTGCTTCAAGCAAGTAAATTTCAAACTTACCTTGTGCATTAGAAGTAACACGAACGCTCGAACCTACTACAACACTTAAAGTAGCCAACGAACTATAGGTTGGCACTTCAGCAATAACTTTGGTGCTAGGGTTGTAGCCAGGCAAGTACCAGTTAATATAGCTCCAGTACTTTTTAGTATCGTAATTTTGTACTTTAACTAATACTAACTCACGTGCGCCTACTAACGAGTTTTGTGCTAGCTCTACCTCATAGATGGCCCATAAGCCGTTGTTTGAGCTGTCGGATGCCACTAGGTATTTGTACCCTAGTGCTACTGCATCAATATTTTGATAGCTTAAGATTTCTAAGTTAGCTACCCGTAAGTTCCAATTAGTTTGAGTAACTCCGTTGACAATTTCTGTTGACGAAGGCTCAGGATCGCTAGAGTTCAAAAGCACAAAACTACGATTTTCAACAATTGGATACAGTGCAAACACTGCATTAGTACGTTGAATATAGTTCTTTAATGCCGCAAAGCGATCCACAAACATTGACTGGCGTGGACGGAATTGAACACCATATCTCTCAGCGGCATTCAAGTTGGGATCTGGAACTAAGTTACCAGCAGTGTCAACACCGCAGAATGAATCTTGTAGTTTGCGGTACAAGTTTTTGCTCAAGAAGCCGTCTGCTTTGTCTTGTACAATTAACTCGTACTCAACGTGAACGTTGTCAGTTGTGTATTCACGATCAAACTCAATGTTGATAATAGTATCTTCTGCCTGGATAATATCAGTTGCATTGTAAATTGCAATAGTACTGGCGTTGATTGGTGCAATATAGGCAATACCGCTGCTCTTTGGAGATTCAATATAACGACTTACTGTGTCTGCACTCAGTGTCTTGCCTTGTTGTGTACTAACACTAGCAATTCCACGAACCCAGAAATAGTAATAAGTGTTAAAAGTTCCATCAATGCTCAGACGACTGCTTACTGTATAAGATACAGTATTCAATGGTATTCCAACACCTGTGTAATTTGCAGGAGGCACATCTGACTGTATCCATTGATAGATATCAACTGAACTACCAGGGAACAACTGACCCCAACGACGACTTGCATACACAATGTCGTCTTGGTTTGGATCAATAAAGCGTACTGTGCTAATATCCCACCAAATTTGACCAACATGTTCTGCTGTCCATGTGGTGTTGTTGTTGTTGATTGGTCCTACATTATAACTTGCAGGATCAATTGCACCAAGGTAGTCAATGTTCTGACGTGCAGCTCCTAGGATTTTGCCTTGTAGCGGATCAAAGAAGTCAAACTGTTCTGTTCTTGCACCAGTGATTCGATCGTATGTGAATACTGAGTTCAACAAACGAATATCCACTACTGGTTGTTGTTGATGAATTACTGTCCATGCAGGAATACGATCTGGGTTTTCAAACACATACACACGACCGTAATTGTTCTGGATAGTACTGCCGTCAAACAATGCATCGTTTCCTGGGCCTCCGATCATCAACACACCGTCAGTGTAGTTTACAGAAGCACCGTAGTTGTCGTACTGGTTAACATGACTATCGCTGATCTGCAGACCAAAAACAAACTTGCCTGGGGTTAGCACATTGTCACTGGCACTAGGCAAGTAATCATATGTGTACACTGCACCACTCTGCAAAATTGTGCTGAAGAAGATTGTGCTGTTTCCGTCCCAGTCTGTTGTGCCATCATCAAACACAGTGAACAAATATAGTGTTCCTTTGGGCGCACCAACTACTAAATTTTCTGCAGACGTATCAATGTTAACGCTGTAACCAAATGCAGCATAATCTACAGGATAAGGACTATAGATACTTTGTGTGTAAGCAAAAGTTTCAAAGCCAAGTGCAGTAAACACTGTACTGCCAGTTGAACTACCAGGTGCAACTTGCAGTTTGTTACCAGCTGGTGCTGCGCCAGAGTTAGTAACAGCAATAGTCAAAAATCCAGTGGTAGACACAGACGCAGTTACGTTTGGCACTGTGGCGTTGATTGCTGTTGCAAGACTTGCAACTGTTCCAGCACCAGGAACTGCAACATCAATATTGTTAACCCTGATAGTTTGTCCAACAGTAAGTGTAGGACTAGCAATGGTAGCAGTAATTGTACCATACACGCGACTTTGGTTTACATCACGCTCAACTGCACCTGCCTTGTATGCTTGTGTGCTATCTTGTGGCACACCAATGTAAAGACTGCAATTATAACTACAAATATCAATAGCTTGACCAAAGTTCACAAACTCTGCCACAGTGTTTTGTGTCACACGCTGAACTTGTGTAAACTGGTTTGTTTCAATCTCAATTACATCACCTACAGCTAACGGATCTTGGATAGTGATGTTGTTACCATTTACTGCAAATGTATTGTCTGCATTAACAATACTATCAGTTTCGTTGATCAAGAATTGATTGTTAACAATTACACTAACCGGTGATGTAACTGTTCCTAGCACAGTAAAGGTTGTAGAACTTGGATCTTCACCGTAGATGAAACGTTGAACGTTACGATCAAACACGTATACGCTGCCAGCTTCAACCTGTGTATCTACTGTTTCATTACGGCAACCAACAATAACTTGACGACCGTCTGTTGTACAAGAAACGCTGTGACCAAATCTAGCACCTGCTGCAAGGCCGCCCACAGTTAATGTACTTGCTAATTCAAAGTATCCTTCTGATGTAACAGTAACAACATCATCAGATCCAAATGTAGTAGCGCCAAAGTTAATTGTGGTGCCTGCAAATGTATAATCAATTCCAGGGCGCAATAGCTTGTTAATAAAGTCTCCGGGGCTAGATACTTTGATACTGAACGAATATATGTTTTGTGCAGTAAATATACCAACACGGTTTCCAGCATTGTCAGTACCATCTGACAAGTTATAGGTTGCTGAATTGTAAGGAATTTGAATAGCGTTATATCTAGAAACTTCAACTATAGTTTCAAACAATACTGTACCAGTTCCTGTGCCTACCGCTGTTGCCACAAACACTGTGCCAACATTATTATTAGCGGCACCAATTAATGTAAAGTCTGTAGTACCAGCAGATAAAATTGTATAGGTGTTAGTGGCAACAATAGCAGTTGCAGCCACAACACCTGGAGTAGATGTAAATGTAACTGTGTTGAGGCCTGCATTAACTGTATAGTCTGTTGTTATAGTCTGTAGCTGTCCATTCAACGTAACTTTTAATTGATATTGGTTGCCAACTTGTATAGTACTTCCAACGCTATAACTTTGAGTTGCCCCATCAGCAGGTATTCTAACAAGTTGATTTTGCCAATCAACGCGACCGTATGCATATACTTTGTTTACGCCAGGTGCACCAATATACATCCAACGCTCGTCGTCACTCATGGCCACACTGTAACCAAATTCACCTGCAGTCGACGCTTCGGGTGACACTAATAATTGTGACTGATCATAAGGGTTAACTCCTGGTTCGCCAAGACGTGGATCACGATAGATTACTGCGGCATACCCAACATCATCAATCAAGCCGGTTGAATCCTGGCTCTTGCTAGCACCAGCTACTGCCCAGGTTTGGCTACCAAAGTCAACTGCATTACCATAGCCTTTTGTACCAGTAACATCAAGAGTAAGGATAGCATCACCCTCAGCTAATGGACTAACAGGAGTATACTGATCACTATAGTTTTTAACGTACACATATACTGCTCCTTGACCAGAGCCATACAATGGGCTACCAACCAATGCAGCTAAACGATTTTTTGCTTGTGTAACACTTTGCCCGTACTGTTCATCAGCAGCTAATAGGACTGGTGCTAATTCAACAACATCGCTAAACGGATTTTGTTTTTCTAATACCTGCCATTGTCCGTTGCCGTTGTTGTCTACCCAAACCTTAGCACCAGTTTGAATATCGTTAGCATATGGCAAGTCAAGAATATCACTAGCCTGGGCAACACGTTGAGTTTGCAATGTGAAACCAATACCTACGCCATTGATTGCTGTGTCCTTGCCAGTGAATGTGTAGGCAATTGTAACAGAGTTCACTGTTGGTGTTGTTAGAATACGGTATACACCATCGATGTTTGTATCCAAGAATCTAATGATTACTTGGTTCCCTGGTACTAATCCATGTTCTTTAGTAAAGTAAACAATTGAGGTTCCGTCTAGGTTGTCACAAGCATGATCAATATAACCTGGAACTTGAACGCAACGATAGATGTTCCAATCATAATTGTTAACTTTGGCTACCCATACAGTTGCCCCAACTTCAACAGAGTCAATGCTGGCTTCTAAACTTGTTGGGTCTGTTAAATTAAACACTGTGATGTCTGTGTCATCAAGATTTACATATCCAGCGCTTGGTAATGCAGTGTCAGTAACTGTCACAGTGGTTGTAGGTAAAATGTCAGGAGAAGTTAACTTGTAGCTTTGTTTCCAAACATTACTCAATAGAATTGTTTGGTCTGCTTGACTCACCTGCTCAGGCAATGTTACTTGTACCAGGCTAGGGTTGGAGTTAAGCAATGCACGATTGAGTCTTAATTCAAAGAAGCTACGGTTAGCATTGGCGCCGTATACTGCACGTTGTACTGCCCAGTTTTCGTAAATTTGATAATCAGCTGATTCTTTACCAAGGTTTGCTTGGCTCAGCAACTCAGCACTAAGGATTGTACCTTTGGTTCCTAAGAATTGCGAGTACACATTAACTTGACTCACATCATCAAGGTTGAGCGCAGCCATGTACTGACGTGGGCGGAAACCAATTAACCCGTAGCTCAACAAGTCATTGTCGTTTTCCAAGTTAGCGGTGTTAATGCTGTATGAGTTTTGTAATTGGTTAGCTTTGTTAGCGATGTTTGGTAACAAACCGTTCTGAATCTGTGAGTAGTCGCTCTTGAGCCACTTGTTAAAATCAAATGTCAGACTTGGATCAACAATCTCTGCTGCACTCCAATATTGATCTTTATACTTAACAATCTGTCCCTTAGTATATTTCTTTAGACCTGTCCATTCTTCAACGTTATCCTGGTTTAAAATAAAGCCCTGGGCATCAACTGTACCGTTCCACTCAGTGGAGGTTATTGCCACAAGGTCCAATCGGCTTTGACGTGCGCCAGTAATGGGTTCGTAAATCAAGTCACCGAACACACTCTTGTTATTGAGCACAATCATGTGCTCAAAATTAGTAAAACGCAGGTCAGCAAAACTCAAACTTTGATCAGTCAGCGGCTCCAACATAATTGTGTTGTCTAAACGCACAACATTTAGATTTCTAATCGGCAACTCACGTTTGTTCTGATCTAGTAGAACATTGTCAGAAGTCTGTGTAACAATACTATCAACAACAGAACCTGGCTTGGTAATAGTCAATGCACCGGCCAGTGGGTTCAGGTTGATCAAGCTGTTTACACCCCAACCTTGTTGGCTCCAGTACAGGAACTCACGGACCATTTGGCTCCAGTCCAGTTGATATCCGTTGGCACGATCTGTAAAGGTTAATCCTTGTGTTTCTAATAGTTTACCGTAGCTCAACAAAAAGTCTGCAACTGCTGTTTGATTAGAAAATACAAAGCCATATGGAACCTGTGCCACTGTGTTTGTGTACGCAGACGGCACACGAATGCTAACATTTCCAACAGTATATGTTTTTAAGTTGCCTACCCCTTGACTTACTAAAATGTCAAAGTAAGGTTGAGAAGTGCTATAGCCGTAAACGGCATAGCCGCCTTGGACCGTTTGGACCACAACACTGCTATATGTAACTCGATCAAACGGCTGGTTCTTGTACAATAACAAGTCATAGCTTTCGTCTGGTATTAGCAAGGTACTGTTCAAACTGTTTGGGCTTGACTTTTCTGTATATAATTTAATGTATTGCTTGTCACTGAAACTAGCCATACGGTAGCATAATCGAACGTCAATACTCAATAAAGCCGCTGTGAGGTCAGCGGTGCTGTCAATGCCAGATTGGCGATTGTAATCAACAATCCAATCAATAAAACTAGCTTTACTAGTGCCGTCGCCGTATACTTGTATACCGTTAGCATCCAGGCGATAACGATTGCTATATAGGTATTGGCCAAATTCATCTTGGTAACGATACAAATCTCGATCAGCAAACAAACTGTAGAATTTAGCTGGACGTGTAAGCGCCAAAACTCTCATTACTGCAAATGGATATGCGCTAGAATTCCACCATGACGCTTCAACTGGGCCGCCATCGCCTGCTACCCAACTGCGTTGGAAACTAGAAGCATTGTAGTCTTCTACTACTGATTCAAATGGACTTAATAGGTTGCCTTCAGAGTCAACAGGGATAACATTGCTTAGTCCAGGACGAATATAGTCTGGAACAATATATGCACCTGATGGATCTGCAACGCGGCCTAGCTCAAGATCGTCCCACAATACCAAGTTGTCACTTGTGTATGGACCAGGACCGTAAACAGTATTCCACCATGTTGGTTTGATCGTTAGCCCCAACATCTCCCAAGGTGTTGCTGAAGGATCTTCAGTGTCGTAGAAATAACGATTGATGCCACGCCATGCACCCAGTAAATTTTGTTTGGTTAGCTTGTCTTGGCTTCCGCTATAGTTCCAGCTGAATTCGTTGCTGGCAATATAATTTTGAGATGTGTAATCAAGTTTGTTCCAACCAACATAACTCAAAAAGTCAACGCTTAGAATACTATTAATTTCTGCAAAGCTATAACCAGTAACACGAAATTGCCCTGGTAATACGTCTGTCATTGACAGCGGGACTGGGTTACCATCTAACTTAAGGTTGTTATAGATACGAGTTTCAAATTCCAGCAATACCTGATCTCTTACATCATCAAATGCTGGAGTGATACTGCCATCGTGTCCAATGATGGCCAGCGTACTGCCAGTAGTTGTTGTAACTTCTCTAATTTCTGGACGATATGCTGGATATAATCCTAGCTTCGTAGGTGTGTTTGGAATAAAGTTTCCGTAGGTAGCAGAGAACTCTTGTAAAGTAATAACATCACCAATTGCTAGTGCTGTTAATATTGTAATTGTTGGACCATCAGTTGATACTGTGTAATCAATGCCACGGGTCAACAACACGTTGTTTTTGTAAACCAACATACCAAGAAAATTTGCACTGGTATAATCATAAACTTGTACAGTGTCAAATACATTGGTAGTGATCAAACTAACAGTGTAGACTGTTTGAATATAAACAGAACCAGTTGGCAACATGTCCGACCAATAGAATGGCGATGTTTCGACCCGGCCAAGCGTGATGTTGGCCATTGCTTCTGTTAAAATTTCACCCGGAGTTTCAAATTGAAGAGTTAGCTTGGTTATTTCTTCAAGCATTATATTCTTAAACTTTTGATACTCTCGCGAGTTATATTGCAAACTAGCAAAAATATTGTATTCTGTACTTCTGTTAAAGTATCCTGCTAATGTCAGCGGCGAACTTTGTTGCAAGATAATCAGACCGTAGGTACCAATGTCTCCAAGGTCACGTGTGTTGTTGGCACCGTTGATTGGGCCAGATAAAGTAGTTAAGTTTTCGCAGATTGATTCATAATGAGTTCGAATAGTACCCAAGGTAAATTGATCGCTGTTGCCGTTTAGTGGGTTTTTTTCTAAGTTAATAGGAACTTGATAGAATCCAACTTGGCTAATTTGATCACTTAACGCTGCAACTTCAATTGTGTCGCCGATCGCATAGGTGTCATCGAGTGTTAATGTAGTTGTGTTATCAGTAGTTGCAATTATGTAACTGCCAGGATCTTGAAACTTTGATCCTACATAAATTTTAACAGCAGGAACAGTGCCGTCGCTTGATGCTTTAACATCTAACTGTAGAGGATTACCATTGTATGTGAATGTAAATTGTTGACGTATTTGCGTCTGTGTTGCTGCGGTGTTCCATCCAATGAGACGCTGATATACAGCTCGAGAAACATACTCACGTGCAAAGCCCGAACTGATTAATTCTGTTGTAGAAACGTTATCACGAACATACAAGAATGTATCTTTGTACAAGTTGTTTTCAAATACAATGTCGCCAACGTTGTTAAGGTTAAGGTACTGTAGCGGGAATTGCAAGATAGGATCTAACACCCCAGTATCACCAACTGCATAGCTGAATAACTTACTGCCAGCAAATGTTGTACTTGGATACTTGGCTAGATTGCTGAAACTTACTCCAGCAGCATCGTACACATTAAACAACGGTGCCTGTTGAACTTTGGTTTTTAATTGTGCTTCAATCCATTCAACTCCATCGTACCAGAATGATAATCCTTTTAATGTATTGCCTTCAACACAAACTGTACTTTGATCTACTAGTACTTCGCCGTCGGTGGCTAGTGTCAAAGTGATAATTGGTTGTGCAATCAGCGGTGGTACTGAGTCAGGTATAACAAAATTAACTTCCCAAATTTTATTGCGCACATTGGCATCTGCGTCGGCTGCAAAAATAACACGGCTGCCATTAGCAAATGGGTATCCATCTACACTATAAGCTGTAGTACCTTCAATATTACTGAATGCATCTGTTTCTTCAAAGTCAATTACATCAACAGGTGCTTTGCCTTCTGTGCCCATGTTGAACAAACGCACGTCTGGGCGGAACTCAATGATAGGACGCTTGGCTCGGTATGAGTTGTCAATTACTACAGAAGTGTTGTTGTATTCTGCCGTGGCATTAATAACGTCAATATGGAACCAACGGTTACTACGGGTCCATGCATTGAGATCTTTGCTTGCTCGGTCAATAGTAAGATAATCCAGTTCGCCAGGTTGTGTGTCTATTACGCTGTCGTTTCCATCAACCACATAAGATTCTGGAGTGATAAAATTAATTTCTGGCAACAATTCAATTGCTGTTCCTACTCCTGCAACATAGTATGTATTGTCAGCATAAGAAGCTGGTTCAACATCACCTCGTAGAATAACTTTGAGTCCATTAGTAAATATTACATTGTTAGGGCTAGTGTAGTTTTCTTTACCAAGAATTTCTTCAACAAACAAAGTTGAACTTTGTCCAGCATCAATTAAACGAATACGACCAAAAATTTCAGGGTCAGTAGCATCTTGATAGTACAAGGTATCTAGAGCTGCGGTTAGTAAAGGAATTTCTCTAAACACGCCAGCATCGTTCTTGAACCAATTGGTACTAGCATAAGTGTCACCGTAACGAACCGTGAACTTGTCTAATTCAGCAACGCTAGTAGCACTAGTTAACGAAATATATTGAATTCCGTTGTTGGTGTAGTAACTGATCTGCCAGATACTATAGCGCTCGTTTAACGGTACTTCTGTTTGTAACGCATAGCCAATGGAGTCGTAGCTGCCAGGTAAACCATTGTTAGCACTGTTTTGTGCTAGAGGATCATAGAATGTTGTTTTATTCCAGCCGCCGAGCGCTGCATCAACGTTAGTAGTTGTAAAAATCAAAGTACGGCCATTTAATGAAGAAATACCATCAATGCCGCCGTAGGTGCTTAGGAAAGTGTCTACTGATATGTTGTTAATTTGATCAAACAGTAAGTCAGTGACCAAGTCAACTGTGCCAATGCTGTTTAAGTCGTTATAAAATTGTTGTGCAGTTTTTGTTGGCACGTTAAAAGTAATTGTACCAAGATCCTCGCCGTTGTTTGTTACACCATACACATCACGTGAGCTGATGTTTGGAGTAGCAAGGATTCTACCGTTGATGCCGGGATCAGTCTGAATCCAGAATCCTGGTCCTGTACCAGAAGTACCGTTAATAATATTAATCTGACCTCTTAGGTTTGACTGTGTTGCGCATGAATAGAACAAGGTATCTGGCGCATCTTGTGGTACCACGAATGTAATTTGTCCTGACACTGCGCCGTTGTTTGTTACCCCAGTGCTGTAGATGTCCGTTAGTCCAGTAGTGGCAGCGGTCTTGATATAGAACGGAAACTCGCCAGTCAAGCTCAGAGTAAACACATAGGTATCACCACGAGTAAGTGTTAGTGTAGGATTATTTTGATAATCAATAACATAAGAACTTGTGCCAGCATTGGTTACTCGATAGTTAACAGTTTCTTTGGCATTTTGTGCAACAAGAAAATCATAGCTGCCACCGCGAACCAAATCAATAGTGGGATTATTACCTTGCAGTCCTGAGAATGTGTAAACACCGTTAGCTCGGTCAACAGTAAACTCATCTGACGCAGGTACACCTGTGGCTGCAACATCTACAGCATCGGGTCCAGCTGGTAACCAGAAGTACTGGCTAAAGTTGATAAAGGTATCCCAGTTAATAAACGGATCCCAGGTATAATACTGACTTTCAAACAAACGGTCTGGTCTAGTTGAGTTGCCGCCTTGGTAGTCAATTGCATCTAGCAGTCCGGGGTAAGTAATTGCATCTTGAATAGTATCAGTGTCTGGCTTGAGACTAACAATACCTGCTTCGAGTTGATAATTTGCCCGTGTCTTTGTTGGCTCAACAACATAATAATTATTGGGATTAACGCCAGGACCAACCCGACGGCCAACAAACCCTTGAGTCTTTTTAAACTTGGGTTCTTGGATCAGCTGATCCAACGTTGCTGCTAAGAACTGCTTGTTTGTGTCTGTCTGAAAAATTTCAGGTAAAAATTCTACGCTGCGTACTCTTGCCATTAAATTACTCCGCTGCCTGGGGCTGTTCTTAGATTGGTGCTGGTCAAGGCTTCAATCACGTCTATATTAGTTATGTCTGCTGCATTCACAAAGATTTCGTTAGGAGCAGAACGGATCTCGTACAAGTCACCAAAACTCTTTTGTTGGTTTAATGGTACCAACACAATAGAGCTGATGATTGAACCAAGTTGGCTGTGCAAATAACCTGCAAGCTCGGAGAAATAGAATGTGTCGCCAAAGTTCCATTTATCAATTGAGAAGTAAGTATTCATCGAAGCTATAACTTGGTTTTTAATCTCGCTTGTTGATGCGGTAGAATTTTGAGCTCTAATCACTTTGATTGTTGCACGTAATTCTGGGGCAGCTTTTGCACCGAACAACGGTTTGAAATTTACAGAATTCAACACAATGTTGTCTGAGATCATTTTATAATCTTGCAAGCCTTGGTAAGCTGTGCTCAATTCATCGATACTAGGAACGTTAGGTTCAGTAACTGTGCCAGTTGTATCTTTAATCCAGTTTTGATATGATGTGTAGTAAGACTGTGTTACAACATACAGGTCAATAATGTTTGTTGTACCAGGATCAATACGATTAGTCAATGGCGAGTTATGACGGTATTGGAAGTACAAGTCTTGACGCCCACTGCGGGCAATCCATCCAGTTTGCTCTACAAGCGTTCGTACTCCAGCTACGTTAACACTTAATAGATAAAATGCATCATCGCTGTATGCATAGAATATTTGTCCAGGACTCCATTCACTTTTTACTAGTTCAATATCATCTAGTGTTGCATAACTTGCATTAACCACGCCTTCTTCAACCAATAGATAACGTTGCAAGTTATCAAAGTCAACTGTTTGTTGCAAGAAAATCCACGGAGAATTTGCGCTTGGTGTTGAAGGTACAGGTCCTACAATTTCACTAAAGAAGTCAGGATTGTCTGGTACGCCGTCGTTGTCACTGTCACGGAACCCAACGTTTACTTGGAAGTCATCAACATAGCCGTCACTTTCAACAGGTTGTCCAATGATATTCATAAAGATATCACCTTCTAGAGGAGAACTTGACTCAGGTTGTGTATTCATGGCCAACACATTGATAAAGTCCTTGATAACTGTGCCTGTGCGGCTATCATATATCAATTGATCATCAAAAAAGAAGAATCGTGTTTGCAATACAGACCCAAAGTTATAAGCAAGGCCACGGAAAGTTACAGTATAGTTTTGATTTTCAACTACAAACTGCACTAGCCAGCTGGCATCAAGGTTAGCACCACTAGTATTACCAGCATAAGTCTGGCTCCATACTGCATCTGCATCCAAGTTAGTACTGGTAATTAGATACCAACTACCTGCGGTACCTGTAATTGTGCCAAGACTGTCGTAACCAAGGCCAAAGTTACGGAACAATTCAATTTGGTCGCCCATTTGTTGTTCAAGTGTCAGCGGTAAGTCTGTGACAAATAACGGAATAATTTCGCCAACAACTGCACCTGTTGGCACAAAGTTGTTGATAGTAACAGGACCTGCACCTGATGTTAGGTTACCAATGCCGCCGTTGTAGCCGTCGCCTACAATAGCTTGCGGTGCTGCCCAGATCTCAGTGCGCTCTTCTGGCTTGGTTGGTATACCGGGTTGTAATCTGTTGTTGCGATCAAAGTAGTACGGTTGTTGGTTGATAACGGGAGCCACAAACTGAATCAAACTGCCAACTTGCACATACTGAAAATTAGTTGATGTACTTGTGCCTACAGGAATTGCATTACCTACTGCGTTCTTAAAATAACCAGTTGTTTCGTTGGCCAGTGTAGTAGACTGTTGCCATGTGCTACCAGCAAGACTAGTGTAAGCCGTACCAGTACCAGCGCCAACGCCTGTGGCTGTGAACACTGTGCCTACTAGATTATCAGCAGCACCGATAGTTGTAAAATTTGTTGTACCTACAGTTGCAATTGTGTATACACCACCAATTACAAACGAACCAGCAGGTGCAGCATTGATGTAAACTCTAGGAAAGTTAGCATAGTAGAACTGTTTCATAGTGGATTGAGTCAACTGCGGTTGTGCTTCGTTGGTCACAAAGTCAGCAATTTCGTTGCGGTTGATCCAAGAGAACAAAATAGTTGGTAAAATATTTTCTTCCCACAATGCACCGTCACTGGAGAAAGTGTTGGTTGAACTGTATTTGCCAGTGTTGTCCACCAAGTCCAAGTAACGACTAGTACCAATACTAGCACGGTTCAATGCTTTTGATTTGATAATAGAGTTGTAAGCAGTGTATGGAAACAAATTGTAGTCTTCACCGTTGACCATACGATTTTGTGTGTAGTATCTAGCAGGAGCACGTTGTTTGATTGCATCAATTGTTTCACGAGCCTGTGCATTTGTCACAGGTTGTGTGATACCGCAAGTGAATGTGATTGTTTCTAAGTTTCCGTTACGGCTGATGTAGCTGATTGGAATAGAAACGTTTTGCATTTCTTCAGGGTTGATAATGTATTGCAGACCGTTTGATGCACGAGTATAACAACGGAAAATACCCACTGGGATTTCACTAAACACACCATCACCAAATGCCAAAGTAATTTGATCGTTAGTACGACTAGTAGTGGAATAAATTGGGCGTAGTGCAACTACCTGTTCGGCAGCAGCGGTATACACACTTTCAACATAGTCCCACTCACGAGTAATGTTACCAATGTTATCTAATTCAAATAACCAACGATCCTGATTGTTAATACCTTCTACATTGATGTTCACCGTGCGATTTGAAATGCGTTCACTCAAGTTAAAGTCAGTGTTTTGTAATGTGCCTTGTTTAAACAAGAAAAAATAACCAGTGTTAGCACTAGCAAATCCCAGTTGATCATTACGGAACAACACATTGAAGCTGGTGTTTGGAATAGGACTAGGTTCGTAAATGTAGTCTTTGCCTACACTAGTAGATGTTACTGCTTCAAACGGCATGTTAACACCATCCACGGTGGCGTTGTATGGTACAACAGGCAAAAACCCAGTGAGCATGTTAATAGCGTATTCGTCTGTGCGAACACCCAAAATAGTTTGACGGTTGCCAGGGCGGCCCACACGCTGGCTGTCAACCAAGGCAGCGTTGATAATGGCTGTGAACTGTTCTTGCCAGTCTGGATTAGTTGGGTCAGCCCAGTCCACAGTAACACTAGATAAGTTAACACCGTTGTAATCAGTTACATTTTCTGTAGTAGTAACGTTGAAAACTTTAAGGTAGCCTTCGGCTGCGGTGTTACGCTTTGGATCATAGCTTACTAAATTGGCCAGGCGAACAACTGAATCGCGGCGTTCGGCGGTGTCCAGGTAGTTTTCGCGAGTGTTCAAGTCTGTACGGAATGCAAGACTCTGCCCCATAAACGCAATAATATCCAGCAATGCAATGAATTCAGATGATTCAATGTAATCGTTAAACGTTTCTGGATAGTACAAACGCAGATAATCTACAAAACTTTTACGTAATGTTTCAAAGTCGTAACTTTGGAAGTCTGCTTCGCGATAAGTTTGATAGATCTGTTTCCAGTCTTCAACGCCAAATATTGCTGTTTGTCTTGTTGTGGTTGCCATTCTTATAAGCCTCTATGTTTTATTTATCGGCTTTAAAAACGGCTCAGTTATACATAGGTGGCGTTACGAGTCTCTTGATTGAAAAAGATGTTGAGTATCTCGGCGTTTGAAGCGTTGATAATAGTAAGTTGTATTTCAATAAGAATACCGTTTTCTTGTGGGTATGCTTGCACATCACTAATAAAGATACGTGGGTCGCCGCCTGCCACACGCTGTACTTCTTGCTGTATAGCAAGTTGTGTTCCTTCTACTTGGCCTTCAAACAAGTAGTCCCAGATCATGCTGCCGTATTCTGGGCGGCCTGGCAAGGATCCCGGACGAATATTAAAAGCATTCAACAGGTCGCGTTTGATCAACTCATAATCTGTCAGAGTGAACTTTTTATATTGATTTATAGTATTAAACCCAATGAATGTAGTCATAGAAATATTTATACGGTGCTACCAACGTATCGTCCTTGTGTTTTTATTTGTTTTAGAATCTGTATTCCACTGTTGACCGCAGCAATAGTTATTTGTATATCTGCAATTGTTTGATCAATTTTTGTAATAAAGTCAGACGGCAACGGTGTGCTGTTTACTGCTAATTGTCTTAGCGTTATAAATGAAGCCAGCAATTGTTGCAGTCTTGGCAACAACGACTGTAACTGTGCTTGTTGTATTTCTGCTGTGTTTTGTGTAGCAGTTGATATCTGAGATTGTACGCTAGCCAGCAAGGTCTTAGACGATGAATACTGCGCATACAGATCATCGTATTGTGTAACTAGTGCTAGATCCACTGGCTGACCACCGTAATTCAGTGCAGGAACTTTTTCGTTGCCCACAATTCGTCTGGTTGCTGCATTTACTGTAGTACGATCAATTGTGGCTTCTGTACCGTTAGCAGGCACTTGACGTTGTAAGGTAGCGCCTACTTTGTTTATGGTAAAGTCTACAGCATATGCGCCAGTGCGTACATATTGACTAAACAAAATTTGTGTAGCAGACGGGACAGTGTTGCCCTTGAGCCATTGCTCAGTTGTTGATGGGTCTACGGCCGCACACATTGATACACCAGCTTGTAGTCTAATTGGCAATGCAGAAACATCAATTCCTACTTCTTGTAATTGATTAATTCCAGCTATCATATTTTCTTGTTGTACTGTTTGTTGAGCAGAGTTGTTTGCTAAAAAATCGTCAACTGATTGTATATTGTTTTTGTTGGTCCATACGTTTGGACTTTTTAACACGTCAGCTAGTGTAGAGCCGCTGGTATATCTAGCAGTTGTACCAGGTTTAATATAACCCGCAGTTTCAATTTGAAAAGCACTCAGTGCATATTTTCCTACGCCATTGTTGGTAACAAATGTTGCTGCTTGGTTTGCTAGTTTTTGTACTTGTGCCAATACACCAGTTACGATTACCGGTGACATTCCGCCTATTGAAGTTGTTGCTTCACTTTGTCCAGCGTAGTTTGCTAACGTAATAACATTTAAACGATTTAATGCATCACTATTTGTTAATCTACTTGACGGCAACGGAGTTGATGTCAGTGCTGCTCCTAGTACTCTCAATGCAATATCATTATAAGTTTGTTTTGTTTGCACAGTTTGTTGAGCAAGTTGAGCTTGGGCAGACGTTAGGCCGCCTGCAACTTGAGTTGCTGGATTAATAACATCACCAGCTTTTAGTCCAACAAGTGCTCCAGTCTTTAACTGTTGATCAAAAATAAGTTGTGCTTGATCTCTAGTCAGTGTTGCAGGACCGCGGATACTAAGTCGCTGTCCGTTGCTGGGATTAGTAAATGTATATGCTGCCATTTACGGAATGACTCCATTAGTTTCTGTTTCTGCTATTATTTCTACGTCAGCCGGCACAGGATCAGCCCCAGGTGGCGGGCTAGGCTGGTTAGATTCAAAAGTTGCAGAAACATCTACTCCTTTGCCGTGGCCCAGGTACGGTTCATGTGTTGGTGCCCGAGATACAATACTAGTCAAGCCATCTTGTTTTTCTACCCATCCAAGGCTGGTGTCAAAAGTTACGTCTGGCAGAATTGTTTCTGTAATAGCGGGCGGAGAAGTAACATCTGGTGCAGCCGGTCCATTAAGATCAATTCCGCCTGCTTTGAATACAAGACTACTGCCTCCGGCCCAGCTTCCCTTGGCACTCTTTAATGCAAGGGTACCATCTGATTTTACACCAACGTATGTTTTGCTATAGATTACAGCATTGTCTACACCAGTAGCTGAAAATCTTTTTGACTCCAAAGCCATATCATTTACTGCTTTGATATTAACATCATTGGCAGCATACATGTTGATGTTGTTACCAGCATGAAAATTTATATCGCCATCTGTTCGTACATTTACAGAGTTTGTGCTGTATAGGTCAATGGTTCCTTCTTTGCCAAACTCAAGCCATGATTGACCATTGGCATGAATAATATAAAAGAATTCGCCAGAGTCGCTCATTGTGATTTGATGACCTTTAGCTGTTCGCAATCTAAACAGTGCATCTTTGTTGTTGATACTACCGTCGTCCATAACAAAGGTATGCCCGCCCATACGCCCAATGACTTCAGCATCTTGCGGCTTGATACTATTTTTTGCAATTTTAGTTTCGATATCTTCTTGCTTGAAACCACCTCGAAAAATTGGACGGCCAGGTGTTGATATTCCGTAAACTGTGCTAGGGCTTTCACGCTGACTACTAGATCCAATTGGCCCACGGTCTGTGTCATTGATTAAGCCTTGTTGAAATATTGTTGCAGCTACTACAGAATGAATTGGTTTTGGTTGATCGTAATATGTTGGCGAGTTTGTAACTTCAGTGTTACCATCATTTATTTCTGTTACAGGCAATTGAGAAGCGTTAGCAAAGTATTTTTCTTGATTTGCATTTGCTTTTACTGCGTTGGGCGCTGCACCAATTGCTGGTACCATGTGGGTGATGCCTTGGTCTGGTACTACGCCAATGTAATAACCTTGTTCTCGGTCACCGTTCACAAACACGCACATCACAGTTACTCCTTCATCTGGGGGAGTAAACCACATGCCATAGCTGTTGCTGTTGCCTGGATACGAACCTGGTCCTTTGCTTGTGCCTGATCGTGCAGTAGATCCATAGAATGAAGGCAGGTAGTCAACAGTTGTCCACTTGGTATCATCATTCATGTTACCAGCTCCAAATGTTTCAATATAAACTCGTAAACGGCCAGTTCGCGTAGGGTCAATATTGCTCATCACAACACCCAGGAACGGACCGCCTTCGGCTGGTACGCCGCCGCGATCTAATTTATAATTCCGTGGTCTTCCTCTACTTCTCTGGGTATTCTCTGCCATTTATTATCCTTCAGTTGCGCCTAGCTGGTCCGGCTCTGTTGTTGCTCCCATTACCTCTGGGGCGTCAAGACCGTCAATACCAATATTTTCACCGTACGCATCAGTTGGATCTTCGTCATTGAGTAGTGTCAACATTTCTGGATCGTCTGACTCTGCTGCATTCACATCTGGTGTGGTTGTAGTAGCATCTACTTCAGATGGTTCTGACAACAAAGAGAATTCAGTTGTTGGCACTGTAGGTGTAGTATCGTCGCGCTCGTTTGTTCCGCTAGTGTTAGTATTTACAGTCTTGCTAGGGTTGCTTGCAGCATTTGATACCGGCGATGCAGTAGTTGGAATTGGATACATGTACAACGAGCCGTCAATTGTTTGTTCAAATTTACCTTGTTTAAACTCACTAGTACACTTAGTAGCTTGATATACCACACTTTCAATTGGTTTTCGATTCTTTGATCCGTTGTAAGGATCTGCCAGACCAGTGTTGAGATTGTAATCAGCTGGGCGTTGCCATGCAATTTCAAACATCACTTGTTGACTGTCAAAGTTAATAGTGCCATCGGGTAAAAATCCTTTATAGTTGAAGTTAACTGCAGACACACCAACTGACTGGCTTCCTTGCTGTATCCATGCAGGGTCTCCTATGATTCGAAGTTTTGTTTTTCCCATGTCACTGGGGCTATACAATGATTCAGCGGCATTAGCAGCCACTTCATGTCCTTCGCCTTCGGCTCCAGCACGACTTTCTGTGCTAGCCGATTGAAAGCTGTACTTAGGAATATCTCGCATGCTGCTGGTATATTTTTTTCGAAGTTTAGCAGCAGCAGAGTTATTTGGTTCACTACCACTCACAGTCATGTTGTACAAGTGATTAAAGTTGGCTTGATAATCAAGTACATCTGTGTTCTCACCAGTGAACCAGTACTTGTAGCTTTTGTGTAGGCCGCCAAACTTGGCCACAGGAAAATACTTGCTATCAAATGCAGGTACGGTATACGGACTAATAATGTATTTTATTTTGTAAGCATAGTCGTTACGTTGCTTGTCGTACTGATCAAGTTTTGGTGTACACTCCATTGATATTTGATACCATGTTAGTTTTTGTGTTGCAGCGGTATTACCTGGCTCTTCGTCACTGGACTCGTCTACTACTTCTTCTGTTTTGATAATTGATGCTTGTTTGTAGATAAAACTTGAGTTACGAATAGTTAAATCAATTGCTTGCACTAATTGCTGACCAGCTGTTACTGCATAATTTCTCACAGTGTTGTCTACGCTGTTCTTTTTAGGATCAAGACCAGAAGCATCTTTAGTAGACGGTGGCGCCATTGGCGTTGCACTGATGTTGGCTTTTTTACCAGGTAGTCTTACATCAGCATCTCTAATAGACTCAGCACCGTTAGCAAAAACTATTGAATATTCGTCTGGATATTCATACGTTTTGTCTCGGACTAGTTGACGCTGAAAGTCATTCATAGCTGCCATAAGACCTTGTTTAACAACTTTCTTGGTGGTTGGGGCAGCGTTGGCTTTGCCTGGCGCAGGGGTAGTAGTATTTGCTTCGGTTGCGGCAGTAGTGTCGTCGGCTGTGCCTGGCACGGAATTAAGTAAATAGTTGCCACCTAGTATGCCACCAACTGTTTTGTCTGACAGTTCAATGTCGTAAGGAATGGTTCCTCGAGCAGTAGTGGCCGCAATCATTTGTCCTACAGGAGCACAATCAAATTCATAGGTTACTAATTTGCTAGACACTCCCCAGTTGATTCTTCTAATAAGAAACGGAATAAATTTTTCAACCACAGCATTTGGGTCTGTGCTGATTTCTCCGTTGTTAGCGCCTACCTTGATAAGATTGCCGTTTTGATCGTATCCGTACCAGCGGATTACCATGAGATATTGTACAGCAGTGTAGTTGATATTTCCGTCTGCGCCTTTTGGCACATGGTCTTGCACGGCCTGGTACAGACGATCTATCAATGTAATGCCATTGGGTTCAACTACCGTAAACTTTATGCTAGATACCATGTGTGCTGCTTGAGTTACTTTGCCAGGTAGTGCATTTTCAATAGTGATGTTGTCAATGTAAAAATCATCGGCAAAAAACGGGTTACGACCAGAATCTGGACTTGCAGTTCCTTTGGTTTGTGCCGCTGATCCATTTTGAGATCCTACTGTACCTTTTGCGCCACCTACGTTGTTGGGTGCGCCACCGCTTTGGAATAATAAATTATAACCGTTGACTGTTTTTTTCTTACTGACAACCATTTTGGTATACTGTTCAGGCGTCATCAAATAAATTGATGCATTGTAAGTATAGCTAGCAAATTTGTCCAGGATGTTGGGCTGCGGTTGTATCTGTGCATCATCGTTGTAACCGTTGTTGATAACTGTGGTTGTGGTAGCCGGTGACGCTGTGGTCTGCACATTGTCGTCTTTGGCTCCCACTCCACCTGATGTTATTTTTTTTGTACTGCTGAGTGCATCTCCAATTTCTGCGCTTTTGTAGGTTTGATCTAGCTTAAAGGCAGGAATGGAACCAGAATTAATATTATTACTAATGCTAGCCGACGACGGCAACGAAGGGGTAGGTAGCAAGCTAGACACACCGTCTTCACCTAGTGAACTTGTTCCTTGTGTTGTTTGAAATGTCTTTGTTTCTGCGTTAACGCCAAAATCAATATCACCAGATGCAACTGTTTCTGTGGCGGTTGCGTTAGTAGGGGCTGTTTTTTCAGGAAACCGTTGTATACGACCGTTCGCGTCAACTTCTAACGGTGGGGGCTTTAATGGGCCGTCTAACTGGTCGTCGTTGACTGTTTGCCCTGCTGTAGTTGGCGGAGTTGGTTGTGTACTGTTTTCTTGTGCAACCGCAATTTTTAACTCACGTTTAAGTTGAGCTATTTGAGTTCTTAATTCTTCTCTTGTGTTTAGAAGAGGACTATTAATATCACCAGACGCTCTTGCGGCTGCTTGCACAGCATTAAACTCTGCCTGAAGTCTGGCAATTTCCGCTTCTAGTTCTGCAACAGTTCTTGCCATATGTTAGAACCCCAGGGTTGATCGCAAAGTAGTGATCTTAGGTAAAAATAATCTCACACCAACCTTGAAATCAAGCGGTGGCGCTGTTAGAGTGTTGGGGTTGCGTTGATAAAACACCCACCATAACGAACCGTCCTCGTACAAGTCATACGCCAACAAGTCTGGTCGGTATTGATATGTTTGATTGATCACAAACTCAATGTCGTCACTTTCCTTGGGTATAGGTCTGTTGACCATGGTATCAAGGTAAAACTGATTGTATCCTGTGTTGAAATAAGGACTAGTTGGGGTATAAGTTGCCATTACCAGAATCCTCCTTTAATTAAGCTGCCGGCAGCAAAGTCTTTGACACTAAACTGCTGACTAATCTGACTGCGTGTGTTGATTGGCAACAACTGAAGACTAATTTCAATCTTTGTTGGAACATAGGTTGCTTGATTCAAATTGTTAACGTTTTGAGTCAGCTGGTTAGGCTGTGGAACATTCAGCGTTGGATTTGAAGTATTCAAATTTGCACTTACTAAGCGACTTATTACTGCACTACCTGCGTTGCTGGCCTGGGCGCCATTGGTCTTTGATCTGGCTGATAACAAGTTAGTTCCGTAGTTGTTTGGCGCTCCAGCACGTATATAGTCTACATCAGTAGGCAAGCTGTATGTAAAACTAGATACTAAACAAGGATGTTGGTTGAACTGATATTGGCCTAAACCACTAAGATAAACCAACGGCGGTGGTGCACCACGTTGTGTATCTTGTCCGTAAAACATCTTGGTCACTGATCTAAAAAAGTGAATCACTGCCAACAAGTAATCTGCTTCTTGTGTGTCTTGTGCTGTGAATATGCCACGAATGTTGATATCACCAACTGCACTGTTTTTGTAAAAGTATCCACGATAGTTTGAGTGTACTAGGTCAGCACGATCATATGATGCTGTGTACGATGTTTCAATCGAAGGCGTATAAGGAAATATAACGCCATCAGTGTTGTACAACGGTGCTAAGATTCCAGGAGGTTTGGCTTTGTATAGATAGTTGGCCTGTGGTGCTAACTGCAAACGCACACGCCAATCTGAACTAGCAGGTTGTTTGTATCGTGCCTGTAAAGTTGCTTGTTCTTTGGCTTTTAGTATTGTTGCATTTTGTTGTGATGCGTCAGCATCTTGATCGTTGATTTGATCTTGTATACCTTCTGTAGTTCCGTCGTCAGCGGCCAGTGCTGGATCAGTTTCAGAATCAACATCGTTGGGTTCAAACTGTTCAGCACCTTCGTCTGCGGCTCTTTCTATTTCAGCATCAACTTCTTCTGGTGATAGCTGTGGTGGTTCTTCAAGTGCGTTTTCATTGGCGGCCACTTGTTCGTCTATACCGTCAAATTCATCCACAGCGTCAGGCTCAAAGTTTTCAACACCTTCGGCTGCAGCTCTTTCTATTTCAGCATCTACATCAGTACCATCAAACAATGCCGCAGTTTCTTCTTCACTTAATTCTGTAACGGTTTCATCAACTTCAACAAATTCATCTTCTACTGGTTCAGTACCATCAAACAATGCCGCAGTTTCTTCTTCACTTAATTCTGTAACGGTTTCATCAACTTCAACAAATTCATCTTCTACTGGTTGGTCAGCTCCATCAAACAATGCCGCAGTTTCTTCTTCAGTTAGTTCTGTAACTGTTTCATCAGCTTCAACAAATATATCTTCTACTGGTTCTTCTGTGCCGTCAAACAGTGCCGCAGTTTCTTCTTCACTTAATTCTGTAACTGTTTCGTCAGCTTCAACAAATATATCTTCTACTGGTTCTTCTAATGCTGGATCATCACCTGCAACTACTGGAGCTCCTAGCTCACTACCATTGGCAGAGAAGGCTTCGGAATTTTCTTCAATTACACCTTGATTAGTTAGTATAGAGTCTGTCTGCTGTTCATTGTTTGCAGTAGCATTATCAATATTGTTTTGTGCTTCGTCAATCACTGCGGCATTTTCAGCAATGCTGGCACGTTGGGCCGCATTGTTGGCTTCAAGTTCGGCTCGTCGATCGTCTGACAAGTTCTCATCTGCTAGTTCAGCATTGTTTTGATCAATGATTGCTTGTGCTTGACGTTGTTGTTCTTGTGCCGCAGCCTGTGCTTCTTCGTTAGCTAAGATTTGGCGATTGTTGCTTTGAATATTTTCTTCAGCCCGTACAATTTCTCCTTGTGCGCCCACAATGTTTTGTAGATTTTGATCTTCATCATCTGTCAAGCCAGGATCTTGATCAAGAAGCGCGGCAGCTTCTTGTGCTGTGGCAGCAGTGTCGGGCGTTGGCGCTGGTGATCCTGTTGTGGTTCCAGTTTTGGTATTGTCAAATCCAAATAGGCTGCCAAGCGAACTTATAGCAGTATCCAGTATTGGCACACCAGTTTTAATTGTGCCAAAACCTGGTGTGGCCAACAATGTGCTTCCAGGCAACTGAGGTATACCCAGGCGTGCGCGAATATACGGATCAGTAGGATCAGCGCCGCCCAAGGCCTCTAACTGTGATGATGACAAGCCATAGTAAGGATCGTTAACATCGGCGGCACCAAAATCATACGGCTCTTGTGCATCGTACTCTAACTCAGCTTCGTAGCGCGATTGCTCAAAAGGATCTTCTTCTGGATTGACTGGCTCGTCGTAACTGCGTTCAAATCCTTGATAGTATGTGTCACCTGTTTCGTCATTGATGGCAAAACCTGGTTGTAGGTTACCGTCATCATCATATGCAGGAAATTGACTGGGATCACTAGCTGGATTTACAGGTGTATCTGTGTTGCGTTCAAAACCTTGATAGTACGTGTCACCTGTCTCGTCATTGATGGCAAAACCAGGTTG